GTACCTTATCATACTAAGGGTGATGCATTCTGGAAGGATGACTGGAGAAACTTCCACGTTCGTGCTTCAGAAGACGCATTCATTCAGTGTGTTAGTATCTTCGCTGTTGGTTTCGCTGATCACTTCCTAATGGAAAGTGGTGGTGATATGAGTATCACCAACTCTAACAGTAACTTTGGTAATACATCCTTACATGCTATTGGACATAAAGGTTATGCCTTCAACCAAGATAAGGGTGGATATATTACTGATATCGTTCCACCTCAAGAGGTAGTAGACAGTGTAGGTAATACAACTAAACAATCTTATTATACTCTTGATGTATATGCATCAAATGATATTTCCAACCACACTAAAGTGTTCCTTGGAGATGATGAAGCATATGACCCATCAAGTCGTCCTGCTGCAACTATTGGTGGTTATCGTGTAGGTGCTAAGACAGATGATAAATTGTTTGTTAAATTACAACCAAGATCTGCTGGTGCAAATACTGAATACCACGCTACTATAAGTCCTAGTGGATTTAAGAAGTTTACTGCTGCTGCTGATATTCTTAATCCATCTGGAGTAACCATTAATAATCAGACTCTTGATGCTGCTGATAGAATTGAAGCAAATAAAGATTTTATTGCTCATGAAGCTTATGATTATATTCTTGCTAAGTATCCCACACTTAAGATTAAAGAAGGTATAACAATTGAGAAATGTCGTAGAGACGTTGGATATTTAATTGATGCTACTGTACAAGATTTAAGATTGGGTGGTAATGTTAACACAATACAGGCTGCTGAATCATATTTTGTTGCTAGTCAGTTATCATATATTACTGGAGAACTGAATGAGACTTTAGAGGGATATAATTATGCTAGAGATGTTGCTCTTGCAGCAATGCGTAACTTTACGTATTTACGTAATGGTGTAACCACATCCAATGGATCTGCAATAGTTAATATTGGTGATACTAGTGGTGTTGTTGAGGGTATGACAGTTGCTGACTATGATCCTAGTCAGTTTACTAGTGGTAAATTAAATTCTAATGCTCAACGTCCTTCAACTCCTGTAATTCCTGATAATACATTTGTTAAGAAGGTTATTGACTCAACTTCTATTGAGTTGGGTGATAATACACAAAATGAGGAGAAGAGAGTTGCATCTGATCGTCATGGTAATGCAAGAGAATTAATTCTTGCTAATAAAGATTTTATTGCAAATGAAGCATATGAAAGAATGCTTCTTGATTTCCCTAATTATACTCCTTCTACAGGATATACGCTTGCTACAAGTAAAGTAAAATGCCTTAATGATTTAGGTAAAGTAGTTGAAGCAGTTGCTGAGAATACAGGTTATGGTGGTAATGCAGAAACATGGGATGCTGCATATCACTATGAAAGTGGTGCTGTTGTTGATCTAGAAGATAAGAAAGAAGAAACTCTTGCTGGATTTAATTATGCTAAGGACATGGCTATACAGGTCATGCGTAAGGAGAATATATTTGTATTTGGTTCTCATGGGTTAACACAATCTAGTTCTACTGCTAGTGATCCTATTACTGATGATCCATCTCCAGAGTTAGTATCTGATAGAAATGGAGATGCACGTAATCTTATTCTTTCTAATAAGAATTTAATTGCTCATGAAGCAGTTGAGAGAATGGTTCTCAATTCTTCAACTCAGCAATATACACCAACTAATGCTACTTATGATCCTGCAACTGGTGATCTATCATTAACTTCTACTGCACATGGACTTTCTTCTGCTACTTCACATACAGTAACAGGTGCTGTTTATACTCCTACTAATGGTGATTTAGTATTAACTGTCCCTTCTCATGGATTTACTAATGGTCAGAAAGTTTTAATTAAAGATAATTCTATAGTACTTAATTGTGCTATGGATAGTGGTTCAACTGAGCATTCTTATCCTCGTTCTTCCGATCCTGTTAGTGGTAAATGGTTAACTATTTCAAATAAGAGTACTGATCAGTTTACAGTTAATGTAGGAACTAGTCCTTTAGTAAAGTACACTCCTACAACTGGTACAACATATAATCCTGATACAGGTATATTAACTCTTAAGATTGGTAATCATAATCTTCGTGGATCTACCAGCCATAAACCTTCAGATGCTGATTATAATCCTACAACTGGTGTTATGGTTTTAACCATTGCTAATCATGGATTATCTGTTGGAGATAAAATTAAGATTAATGATAATTCTTTAACATTCTCATGCCTAGAAGACAACAATGGTACTAATCATTCATATCCACGTCCAGGAGATCCTGTTAGTGGTGAGTGGTTAGAAATATCCAACATAACAAAAGATACTTTTGCTGTTACTGTATTAACAACTACACCTTCAACTAATGTTACGGATCATAGATTTGAAGGTGCATTAGATAATGCTGTTATTGTAGCTGGTGAGTCTGTAAGGATTGCTGAAGACGGACTTAAATTTACTTGTGCTAAGGATAATGATGCTACAGAACATTCATATCCTCGTGCTGCTGGACCTAATGGACCTGATCCATTTTATAATACAGCAATTCCAATTGAATCTGCTACTGTAGATACAATTACATTAATTGTTGGTAAGGCAAATGATGCAACAGCTGGTGCTCACACATTTGTAGAAGCAACTAATGGTGCTTTAGAGACTGGTGGAAGTTATACTCATAATTACGTTTCTGCTGTTGGTAGTGGTCTTCTTGCACAAAATGATTCTGTTAGAATTGATTATGATGCATTGAAATTTACATGTGGTATGGATAATAATGCAACTCAGCATTCATATCCTCGTGTTAGTGATCCTGCTGCTAGTAGCATACTACCAGTTACTTCATCAACAGCAGATGTATTTACTGTTAATGTTGGTAAGACTCTTGATGTATCACATAATGTTACCGATGCAATTTATACACCTGGTACAGGTGATTTAACTTTAACACTTAATGATCATAATCTTGTTAAGGGTCAAACAATTAGGATTGCTGATGAATCATTAACATTTACTTGTTCTAAGGACAGTAACCAAACTCCTCACTCATATCCTAGAAATGAGACAATTGATCTTACACCAACTGATGCTGGATATGACCCAGTATCAGGTGTATTAACATTTACTCTTGCTAATCATGGTCTTGAGAAGGATGACATGATACAAGTTGTTCAAGGTTCATTAACATTTACTTGTAAAGAAGATGATCATCAATCTCCACACCAATATCCAAGAGCAGGTGATCCACTTGGAAGTCGTTATACTCCAGTATTTAATGTAACTACAGATACATTTGATATACAAGTTTTGGACAATGCACCTTCTACTAATACTTCTCTTCATATATGTACTGGTATTGCACCAAATGCTATTAATAGATTTAAAGATAGAGGATGGCGTAATGCATTAGAGATTACTAAAGTTGGTAGTTCTTTCCATACAATTACTGATGCAAGTTATACACCTAAAGATGGTATATTAGAAATTACAGTTCCTAATCATGGATTAACTTCGGATTCAAGAGTTAAACTTACTAGAGATTCTTTAACCTTTAAATGTGCAATGGATAATTATGCTACTGAGCATAGCTATCCTAGAGAATCTGATCCTGCTGATGGTAAATGGTTAGATATTTCTGATGTTACTTCAGATACATTTAAAGTTAATGTTGGACTTGCTGGATCTGATCAAAAATTAACTCCAACTGATGCAACATATGATCCTTCTTCTGGTGAGTTGGTATTAACTGTTGGATCTCATAACCTCTCTGAAGGTGATGGCATTGTAATTGATAATGAATCTTTATCATTTACATGTGCAATGGATGGAAATCAAGTTCCTCAATCATATCCTCGTGCTGGTGTTGATAAAGCATCTTCAAGATCTTTACATATTACTTCTACAACAGATACAACTATTTCTGTTAATGTTGGTAATGCAGGAACAAATAAGACATTCTCACCTTCTGCTGCTTCTTATAATGAACAGACAGGTGAAATGGTTCTTACTATAGGTCAGCATGGAATTTCTGTTGGTTCTGATATTACTCTTAAGAATGATAGTCTAGCATTTACTTGTGATAAAGATAATAATATAACAACACATAAGTATCCTCGTCCTGGTACTGATCCTTATGCTACTAAGTCTATAAGAGTGGATGCAGTTGGATCAACTAAGCATACAGTAACAGATGCTCTTTATACTCCTGTTGATGGTAAGATGATTGTTACTATTGCTGGACATGGATTTAGTAATAACGATTATGTTAAGTTTGCAGATGATTCTATAAGATTTAGTTGCACACTTGATGGTAATGCAACCAATAAAGCATATCCACGTAATGATTTTGATCAAAATAGTGGAAGGTGGTTGCAAGTTTCTAATGTACAGACAGATACATTTGAAGTTAATGTTGGAGTTTCTAGTGATACTTCACTTCATAAATTTGAAGATGCTGTTGATGATGGTCTTGAAAGGCAAGATGGAACAGTAACTATTAATGTTGGTTCTGCTGAAGCTACTGCATTTGAACCAACTTCTGCTGACTATGATCCTGAAACTGGTGATATGGTTCTTACTATGGCTGGTCATGGACTTTCTAATGGTCAGCATATTAGAGTTGCTAAAGAATCTTTAATCTTTACATGTGAAGAAGATAATAATGCGACAGAGCATTCTTATCCTCGTGCTACTGATAAGTTAATGTTAGATGGATCAGCAATAGTTAAGGATGTAACTACTGATACTGTTACTATAGGTGTTCTTCAATCTTGGCCTTCAACTAACACAACTGATCATGTATTTGTTGGTCTTAATAAGTTTTTAACAGCAGGTGATGCTTCATATAATGCAGCAACTGGTTACTTAACTATTACTTCTGCTGGTCATGGTTTACTTGTTGGTGAAAGAGTTAAACTTAATAATGATTCTATTAGAATGACATGTGCGATGGATGGTAATGTTTCTGAGAAAACATATCCTCGTGCTACTGATCCTATTAGTGGTAAGTTTGTTCCTATTTTTAATGTTACTACTGATACATTTGATATTCAAGTTGGAAAATCACTTCTAGTACATCATACACCTAGTGATGCTTCTTATAATCCTAATAATGGTCTTATGGAATTGACCATTGGTGCTCATAATTATACTGCTGGTGATAATGTAAAGATTGCTAAGGAATCTCTAATCTTTACATGTGCTCAGGATGCTAATGTTACAGAACATGCATATCCACGTTCATCTGATCCATTCTATGATAAGGCTTTCGTTGTTCAGGGTGTTACTGCAACTACTATTACTGTTCAAGTTCTAGATACTATTCCTTCTTCTAACACAACTACACATACATTTGTAACTGCACTTCCTAATGCTATCACTGCTGGTGGTAATTACAGTCATTCATTTGTAGATGCTACTCCTAATGGTATTACAAGAGCAGTTGTGTTATCAGGAGATCAGTATACACATACTTTTGTTCCTCTGTCAAGTACTGCTGACGCAGTTGAATACTCACCACAGTCTGTGCATGAATTTGTATCTGCTAAGACAGATTGTGTTAAGCATTATCCAGATCAAGCTCACCAATTTGTAAGAGGAGCAACAAATGGATTGCAGAAACAGGGTGGAACCATAACAGTTAATGTTGGTGCTTCCCCTGTTGGTGAACAACATACACATTTATTTACAGGTGCTGATCCTGGTGCTGTGACTAGTGGTGGATTGTATGGTCATACTTTTGTTAGTGCTGTTGATAATTCAGTTCATAAGATATTCTCTGTTGCTGGAAATAGATCTTATCATAATGTAGATTGTATTGATGATGTTAGAGATCTACTAGAAGCAATTGCAGATAATGTAGCATATGGTGGTAATGATAAGACATGGGATGCTGCTTATTCATACAAGACTGGTGCTCACGTTGCTGGTGAAGAGACAGAGACTAATGTAGTATTTGAACATGCTAAGGAGATGGCTTCACAAGTCATTAAGAACCAGAAGATTCTTTCTATTGGATCTCATGGATTAGCACAGACATATGATACTACGATAACATTTGATACAAATGCAGATGCACCTGTAGATAAGAATGGTGATGCATATAATTTAATAATTGCTAATGCTGATTTAATTGCACATGAAGCATATGCAAGGATGATCCTTAATAATGTTGGATTCTTACCACCCACAGGTAATAAGCAGGATTGTATTGATGATATTAGAGATTTTGTTGTTGAGATTGCTCATAACGTAGGATTTGGTGGTAATGATAGAGTCTGGGATATGGCAAACTTGTATGTTACAGGTGCTCATGTTGCAGGTGAAGAGGATCAAACAATTGAAGCATTTAAGGATGCTACTCAATTGATGATTCAAGCAATGAGAAACGAGAGAATTCTTAAAGTTTCATCTAATTCTCTTACTCAAACATTTGATACTAGTATTACTTCTAGTGTAGCATCACCACAAAATAATAAAGTTGCTGATGCAGTTAACTTAATTTCTGCCAACAAAAATTTCGTTGCAGAAGTTGCAATGGGTAGAATGATTGCTCAATACCCATCATATCAACCTCCTACTGGATACGCACAGAGTGATTGTGTTGATGATTTGAAGGATATTGTTGATGTAATTGCACATAATATTAGACAAGGTGGTAATGATCGTACTTGGGACACTGCTAATTTATATGTTGGTGGTGCTGTTCAAGCAATTAACACATTAGAGACTGTATATGCTATTCAACAGGCTCGTGATATTATTAAAGAAGTTGCTACTAATGTAACTGTTACTTCTAATAACTATACTTCATTAACTCAGACAAAGGATACTGATATTACTGATGGTGTTACTAATGGTGATTGCAATACAGTATTAAGTTCTGTTGATACATTGGTGACTATTCTTACCAATGCTATTAGTACACCAACATCTCTTGCAAGTGTTACAAGAACTGCTTCAACTTATAAGTGTACAACAGTAGAATCTACTATTAATACTCTTTCTACTATAGCACAAAATGCTATTACAGATCCTGCAAGTCTTGCTCAAGTAACAAGAACAAGATCTGGTGGTAGATGTAATAATATTAGATCTACCATTGATACACTCTTTAAGATTGTTACTGATACTATTACTACACCATCATCTCTTGGTAGTGTAACTAGAAATATTTCTAATGGTAAGTGTCAGAATGTTGCTTCAACTATTACAACTCTCTTTAGTATACTTACTAATACTATTCAGACAAATAATTATTTGAATAGTATTGAAAGAACTGAATCTCCAAAAGGATTATCTACTGGTAATCCAGTTAATGCTGATGCAACTACAAATAATACTTACTTATACTTTACATTACCTTCTGGTCGCTATACAACTGCTTATAGTCCAGTAGTTGATGATACTATAACTCAGGATAATACATATCCTCAGTGCAATGATGTTGCAAATCAAGTTCGTCAGTATTTTGCTAACATCAATACAATTATTCAGACTGGTTTGGGTGCTGTTACTAGAAATCAACCTTCCAACTCTTCTGATTTATCATCTAGAGCAACAGTATTTACTCTTGGCAATTGGACTCCAGGACCACTAACAGGTTCTAATCCTCATGAATTAGAAACAGGTACTGCTGTAAGGTTGGTTCCAAGACCACGTTATGATAGATCAACAAACAAATATGTTGGAGTTGATAAGCGTAATGTAAGATTGCCTAATGGATTTGATACTAATACTAAGTATTATGTAATTGCTCCAGGTAGAAATACACAACCAGAAAATTATGCTGGTTCAACAACCTTTAATGGTACTGATCAAACTAAATTGATGCTTGCAAGCAGTAAGGAAAATGCTGCTGCTGGTATTTACATTCATTCTGCTGAAGTAGATGCAATTCATCCAGATATTGAAATTGATATCTATCAGTTTGTTCTTGATGATAAGTATGATCTACATGAGTATAAGTGTAAACTTGATAGTGGTGCTGGTGCTGTACAGGGTGGTGTTAAAACTGATGTACCACATATTTTTGATGTTCAGAACTCTACTGTTGAACCACATAAAGTATTCTTTAGAAAGAATGAGAGTGGTAGTCTACCTATAGTAAATCCTGCACAATCACAGGATCCAGATATTGCAGATAGTAATGATAAGCTTCGTGGTGATAAGTTCTTCTATGCAAGATACCAGAACTTTAAGGTGTTTACAATACACAAGACACATGCTGATGCAATAGCAAATACAAATCCAATTATTTTCCAATCGGGAAGTTATGATTTCACTGTATTCGCAGACAAGCGTGAGTCACCAATGCGTTATGATCCTACGTTTGCAAATGCAGGATCTACTCCTGTAATTTATGGTAAGTGGTACTTACAGGTTAAGAATGAGTCAGAGTCTGGAACTCCAAGTTATGATGCTCAGAGTATCTTAGCTAGATTCCATGAATCAACTTATAGTGATACCTCTGGTAATAATAAGACAAATGATTCATGGTATGAAAGACTCAAGGATGAAAGACCTGCTGATGATCGTATCTATCGTTTACGTTATGTTATTCCTAAGTATCTAAGATCTGTTCGTGATCCTCTTAATGGATTTACCATTAAGATGAGAAAGGATGATACTAGAAAACTTCTTCCACAGAAATTGATGTTGAAGCCAGTTTCTGGTTCTGTTACACAAGCGAAGTTCTATAACACACCTGATAGTGGTCAAGGAACTGAAATTATTGGATACGATTCTGCTAATTTTAATGATGTTAATTTAAATCTTGATCTAGAGAAAGCATACGATCCTTATAAGAAGGATACTAGTGGTACTAGACAATATGCTAAGAGTATTACCACAAAGAATACTTACGTTGATATGACTATTGAGTCAGCAAAGTTTGTTTCAGGTGGTACTGAGATAACTGTTGTTAACCCACGTGTTGAGAATATTGCACTTAAAAATGAGACATTCACAACAGTTGAAATTAATGAACCTCAAGGTGCTGATTTTGTAGCAAATACAACTTCTAATGTAGATGCTGGTGCTAATTCAAATAAAGTAATATGGTCTGGTAATAGTTCTGGGTATGGATATATTCACGCTGTTATTAATGTACCTAATACAACTACATGGCATTTAATTCTTAAGGGTATATCTGGAGATATTAAATATTCTTCAACAGATAACATAAGGTTCTCTCAAGGTTCGGCATTTGCTGATCTAAAAAATTACCCTGACTATGGTAAGTCTCTAGTTCTAAAAGATCTAATTAAAGAAGAATTACCAGAGTATTACTATCGTCAGAATGGTGCTAAGGTTTATACTATTACTCCTGGTGATAGGATTGTTGATGATGCTAACATAGAGTTTTATGTTGAATCAGTACAGGATGTTGGTGAGATTGATGATACATTCTATATCTTTGATGTAGAAGAAGTTCAGAGACGTATTTTTGACCAACAGGATGGTATTTTCTATATTACTGCTATTCGTGGTAATATGTCACCTTATCCAACAGGTGCTGGTAATCAGAAGAACTTCCATAAATTTAAGTTCTCTCAACCTGTTAGCAAATTATATCCATTAAATTATAAGAATGATCCTTTATGGTTCAAACAAGTTGATCCTAATGCTGTTGATCCTCCTGCAACATATTCTGCTGCTGACAACTATGTTCATGGTTTAGTTACTGTTAACGACTTTAAGGGTTCTTCTACTAAGGAGTCTGTCATTGATATACTTCATTCTGAAGCATTGAAGAATAATACTTATGATGTGACCGTAAACCAATATGATCGTAGCAATAAACTTCAAGCACAAAAGGGTAATGCTTCTGCTGGATCTGAAGATAGATTGATTCCTATTGCTGGTGATAATACTGTTGTATCTCAACAAAGATTATACGTTGAATTACGAAGACCGTCTATAGCAAGAGCTGGTAACCACACATTTGAATACCTTGGTTTTGGTCCAGGTAACTACTCAACTGGTTTCCCTGCTCGTCAGGAAGTATTGCTTAGTGCAATTCAAGATTTCTATTCACAGTCTAAGAAACAAGATGGTGGTTTAGTATTCTACACAGGTCTAAACTCTAATGGTGACCTATACATTGGTAATCGTAAGATTGATGCTATTACTGGTGAAGAAGAATTCCTAGAGAAAGCATCATTACAAGATTCTGCTGATGCTGATGATGCAATTGGTGATCTTGTTACTACATTTGATACTCCTGTTACATTCAATGAGTATATTACTGTTAATGGTGGTGAGAATAATGATAAACCAAGTACATTTAATTCTCCAGTTACAATTAATGTAGCTCCTGAAGTTAGAGATGCAACTCTTGGTGATCCTAATAAAGGTTTATTAACTTCACTTAAGATTACATCTAATGTATCAAATACAAAAGATGATATAACTCTTGATAGAACATCTCAAACTAAGAATCGTTTAACAAATGGTGACATAATACTTGCTGGTAATAAGGTTGCTTCTTCTATATTTGAATGGAATCCACGTGGTTCTAATGGTTCTGGACAAGGATATAAGATTCAAACACATTGTGTTGGAACAAGTAATATTGCATCTAACATAACACCTGATCAAGCTGCTACTTATAGCTCACTTCAGGCTGTTGGTTATGGTGCTGGTGGAGCTCCTTTAAGTGGTGACATACTACTCAAGGGTTCTGAAGTAGGAAGAAGTGGATCATGGGGTTGGATACTTGCTAGTGCATTTGTAGATGTCACTGGTAACATTTGGAAACTTACATTTAATAATACTAATACTATTACTGTATCTTATGTAAGTGGTATTAGTAATTCTAATGCGACTCCAGGTGGTGTTGAACCAGGAATGGAAATTAGAATTTCTGGTATAACTGCATTACCAGAGATTAATGGTACATGGATAATCAACACTGGATTGAGTGCTGGTGGATCCACTATGCAGTTCAACATCTCTCCAAATGATGCTATTGCAGCTGGTGATTTAACATTCCCAACTGGAGCAGTAATGGAAGTTGCTGCATCTGGATGGAAAGAAGTTGGTGTTATTGGTGCTGAGACACTTAGAACAGATACTCAAACAATTGGTCAGTATAAACTTGGTGTTAATACTGTAGCACGTTCACGTCATACTGCACATGCAAATGCATTTGTTTCTAATGAAACAGATCCACGTGCTAACTTGGATGTTGTTGGTACTACACATATAAGTGGTCATTTAATTAATGATTATAATAACACATCCAATGCTAATATTGTTAAGACTGAGACTCCTGTAGATCATGCATTGTTAGTTGGTTTCCAAGGTGCTCAAGGCAACTTTGATCCAGATGATGCTGCAACATTCAGAGTTTCTACTACAACAGGTAGTGCAACTGGTGGTAGGGTTGGTGTTAATGCAACTCTAGTAGAGATGATCACTAACTTTAATGTTATTGGAACATCTTACTTCTCTAATACTGCCATATTCCAGAACGATATAGCAGTTAATGGTCTTGGTGCTGGTAGTGCTCGTCATGCTGATATTACAACTACTATTACTGACGGAACATTTAATTTTGTAATGGATACTGGGTTCCTAGGTCTTACAACTGGAACACGTCCTGCACAAGGTCTTAAGATTGGTGGATCAGTTCAGAATATTGAAATTGGTGACGTAACTCAACTTATACAAGACATCAAGATTGGTAATAAGAGTGTTAATAGTAACATCTATGTTGGTGATACTCCTGATGGTACTGGTAATAATATATCAAGAACTTGGCTTGGTGGTGCTTACGAATCTAATGAAGATAATTCATTCATTAATATTGGTACTGCCAGCTTTAGAATGGATGGTGATGCATGGTTAGGATTTAGAAGACAGTTTGGTACTGCACGTTTATCTTCTCAAGCATCTAAGATTGAATTCTTTGCTAATAGTGGTGGTCCATCTACCATTGACTTTGCTACATTTGCATCTGAAATTAATATTGCTGGTTCTGGTGGTAGAACTAAGGTTAACAACCAACTTGAGGTTGTTGCATCTGCTAAGTTCCATGCTGATATTCATCTATGTGGTGGTACATCTGCATTTGAATTTACTGGTACTAGAGGACAATTAGGATCTGCTATTGCTACACATACAGCTGGCGGTGGTGCTACACCTCCTAAAGATGTTGATATATTAAATGTTATTACTAAGACTAGTGGTGAAGATGGGTACAACGAACTTGATGCTTGGGGTGGTAATGAATGGGGTACTTCATATTATCAGAATGCTCAAACAGGTTTAGGTGGTAATCCTATTACTTCACCACAAGATCTTCCTGCATTGACGGGTGATGAATACTGGTTACCATTACAATTTGCACCAAATAATTATTTCGCAACAAATGACTATATTATCATTAATAGTGCTGTTGAGTCAACACCAAGACATCCAGAAATAGTTCAAATTGTTGAATTAACAAGAACTACTGTATTCCCATATGTTCTTAAAGTTAAGCGTCAACCATTTGGTACATTTACTGCTGTATTAGATAATCATAAAGATAATACTCCTATCTACAAAGTTAACGTACAGTTTGATGCTACGTGGATAACAGATGATCTTGATAATGATAGTTCTGCAACAGACAATGTTGATTTAGCAGAATTTGGTGGTGGATTGAGTACAGGTGATTATATCATTGTTGATCGTGATCCTGCTACACCAAGTGTAGGTGAAGTTATTGGAGTTCAACAACTTCTTTCTCTAATAGAGCAGAAGTTTAGAGTTTCTAATTGTGATACTCCAGATGTTGACATGTTTGTTGTTAACTCTGTTACTGGTGACACTTACATTGGTGGTGACACCGTTATGAATGGTGGATTCAGACTTGATGGTGGATGTGATATTAGACCTAAAGGATCAAGACTGGAAAATGGTATTACGATTACTGGTGATTTAATACCTGATTTAGATAATCCAAATGTAGTATATGAAATTAAAGATGTTGATCCAACAGATACTGCTAAGCTTAGGGTTGGTGATATAGTTCAATTAGCGACTTTCTCTTCATCTTCAACTGTTATAGTATATCCTAATACTAGAATAACTGAGATTATTCATAGTCAGTCTGCAAATGGTACAGATACTATTAGAATTAATAAATTTATTAATGTTCCTTCTGCTGTTAATAATGTCCTATTTAAGATTAGCAATAATGAAACTTTCATTATTAATGATGGTCATGGTGGAGATACATTAGAGTTTGATACATGCCTAGGTTCTTTAGAATTAAGTAATCAAAATAGAAGAATTGATGTAAAGAGAATTCTTCCTTCTACCGAAACTGTTGCTGATACAGTTGGTAGATATGAGACATTGACTGATGATATTAGGGTTTATTCTTATTGGTTAGATCCTAAGACAATAAATCCAAGTACTGCTACTGTTGATGCTGGTCCAAATACTACATTAACAGCATTACCAACAGCAGGTACTGGTACATTTGGTGGAGAAGTACATCTTCTAGTTGAAAGTCTTGGTACACTAGATGGTAAGTTTGCTACTGGTGACTTAATTCTTGTTGGATTAACAACAGATATTGTTGGTCAAGGTCTAACAGGTCAGAAATTTGAGATAATGAAGGTAATTGCTGTTGAGGATGCTAACAAGAAAATTAGAGCAACTCCTGCACAAGAAGGGACAACAGCACGTCCATTAACTGATTATCCAGCAGTTACTTCTTCTGTGATGAGAATACTTAGACATCCTGAGTCATCTGGTGTTAAGGATATTGCTAATAGAACTAGAGTTCTTAATGGAGTTAATACAGAATATGTTTCATTAATTCTTGATAGGGGATATATTGTACAACAGAAGCAAGATTATACTAATTTCTTGAGATTTGTTGATACCAGAAAAACTCAAGTACTTGATGATCAATGGTTACTTGTTACTGGTAGCTTAGATGGTACTTCTCATCAAGTATCCATGAATGAGTATACTCATGGTGGACGATTAGGTGCATCTGGTGATCTCACAATTGGTGGAAACTTTGAAATGATTGGTGGTGGTATAACTGTATATGATTCAGTTAGAAATACCAAATTATTAGAATTTACCAACGATGATGGTCATGCAGATCATTTAGGTTTGCTTTATCTACAAGGTGACTTAATTGGTAGAGGTCAGATGAACTGGTATTCTGGTGGTGATCCAGAAGACATTGGTGTTTATGGTGTACTACCAACATTATCACTTACCACAACTGGTGATTTAACTGTTGGAAATACTGTTACAATTCGTGGTGAAGCATCTTCAGCACCAACTGATACTCCTCAACTTTCTTTAACAAACCTTGGTGTTAATGGTGTATTATCATATGACATTAACCAAGATTCATCAATTAATGCATATGGAATTGATAACTTTATAACTAGAACAGGTGGTACTCATACAAGATACATAGCAACTGGTGCAGAAGAAGCAGCAACATATCTAGTTCCAAATATAACTTATATGGTTAATGTTGAAACAAGTGATGAATTTGTTGTTTATCTACCTGCTAATCCAATTACAGGTGATACAGTAAATATTGTTGATGTTGGTGGCAACTTAACATATAATACTTCACTTGTTGTTAGAGCACAAGGTGTTGGAACAAGAGTACAGGGTGATAGTACAGGAACAACATTGGGTGGATTAACTGTTCAATATCCATCTGGTGAGTTGGTAGTACAGACTCCTAATGCTGCATTTACTTTAGTATACCTTGGTGGGGTAGATAGTAATGGTGCAGTTGTTGGAGGTTCTGCTTCAGGTTGGTGGCTCAAGGAGGTGTAATATTGGCACATTATAATCGTATTAAATCACAAAAGATTGCACCTATTGGTACAATCATGGCATGGGCAGGTAGTTCTTTAAATGTTGATTCATTAGATGGAATACCTTCTGGATGGATTATATGTAATGCTTCTGGTGAAGGTTTACTTGCTGCTGATTATCCTATACTTGCTAGGATAATTGGAAATACATATGGACCATTTTCTGATAATACTGCTTTTACTCTAGGAGTAAATTATGGTATTGTTAATCCATATCCATACAATAAAGATATTACGAAAGGTCATGTTGATAGGTTTAATGTACCTAATTTAAATCAACGTCCTTTAGTTGATATAGAATCTGTTAGGATAGGTTCTCTTGATAGTGGTTCTTATTATGATACAGGAGATTCTAGGTATAATGATCTGGTAGACATTGGACAATATCTTAGTAAGAATGGTACTGAAGGAACAGAAGCAAAGGTTCTTAACAAGAGTAATGTTAGTATTAATTTTCAAGTTGAGGCTGCTAATAATTTAGCAGGTAGGATAAGTGGAATTGTTATGGATGATCCTATCTATTATACTACAGTTCATACTTTACCCAGAAAACTAGGTATTGATCATATGAAAGATCATTCTCATAGACCTGGTGGTGATAATGATATTGATCAATTTTGGACTACTGTTCGTGATGGAAGGTATGCTTTAGAATTCCAACCACCTCTTGCTGTAAGAGGACCATCAACTTCTCAAACAACATCAGTTTCGTTGACAGGAAATAAAGGTGGTGATAGTTTTGCCCATAGATTTCTTCCAGGAACTCTTGATATTACATGGAGTAGTGAACAAGATCAAACTTTAGTTAGTGGTTCGGCACAACAGAATATTGCTAATGTTGCTGCAAAACAATTAGTACCACAACCCATAACTGGTGGTAGACCATTGGATCAATGTATTGGTTGTGTGGATGATTATACTGATGATAACGCTGCTGTTAGTGCTATACAACAGAGTGCTCATGTCGGATCATTTCCACCACCTGGATATTATGGTGGTAGAAAGAATTACTATGCATCACCAGATATTCCTGATGCTCATAGAGGAACTGGTATGGGTAATGATTATATTGAGGATATGGTATATGATCCTGCTACTCAATCCCAACCAGTAAATACAAACGGACCTTTTGATCCTGCTACAAATACTGGTAATACATACAGTACTACATTAAATCACGAAGCAGAAAGATGGGCTGATTTATCATTACAGTCACATAAACATGAAGCAATGGAGGTAACAATGGGTAAAGGATTAAAAATACCAGGAACAATATTGGTAAATGATATTCAAACAGGAACTACAGATCCATTTAATATTGCTAGTGCATTAACAGTTAATATTAATTCCAATACTCCTTCAATAACAATGATATACATCATGAGGGCATTCTAATGGCTGTATTCTATAATAGAGAAAAAGGAAAGCATGGTTCATTAACAGGAACTATTATAAATTTTCCAAAACGTATAACCAGTGATGATCCTGCTAGTACAGTTAATAAGGAATTAATACCACCAGGATATCTTAGTTGTGATGGTAGAATTTTATCAGCAACAGATTATCCAATGCTTGCAATGGTTCTTGGAACTGGTGATGAATGTAAGTTTAAAAAAGAAGATCAAGCATTATCTGATACTCAATTTCAGCTTCCAGATCTTAGGATGAAACATGTTAGAGCAACTTCATCTGCTAATATAGGACAATATGTTGACTTGGTTGTTACTAATAAGAATGTTACTCCTGAACGTGATGTTATTAAATCTGGTGTTGGGTTAGATGTTATTCAGAATATTCCTAGTCCTTATGAGTTAACATATGATGGATCATTTTATGTTCCACCACAAGAACTTCCTTTAGTTGGTGAACCTAGGTTTAGTGTTGATAGTGGTAACTATACATATTATTCTGAAGTTAGTGACAGGCAATATCAACCACATATGCATAGGTCAAATACTTTTAGAGCAAGACAATTTGATAAAAATGGAAATCATTTTTCAGGTAGGCAAACTAACTCAACTATAACAAAAAGTAGTTTGAATGTGTGTCTATGGTGGGCAGTTGCTGAACAGGATGCATGTTATTGGTTCTGGACTGGTCTTTCTACTGCACATAGTTCAAATACACCAGGACGTACTGGAGCTCCTAATAACTACTATGATTCTTATGGTGCTTGTTGGAATAATGTTTGTAATTCATTTGTTTCGCAGTCACACTGTTTATGGCCAGATGAAACAACTTGTCCTAACATGGCTCAAGAGAATGAATATATTAATGTGATTGCTGATGACGATGATTGTAACCATACTAATATAGATCCAGGAGTTGGCCAGTTTGGAGATTTTACTAATTATTTTGGTGAATCCACATTACCAAATGCGACCAGAGTATATTATGAACCAACATTTACAGCCAATTGTGTTTGTAGGAATATCCCTTTACTTGGGTGGTGTTGGAATGGTGTTGATGGACCTACTGTTATTGACCCAAGAAGTGAAACTGCTGAAACTGATTTAGCAGGAGTTAAAAATTTACCATTTGCTCCATTTGATGAAGATTTTGGTCAGGCTCCAACTTCAGTTACAAATAGAACTATGGATACTGGACTTGAAGGTGATAGTAATAATCATAGACATATTCTTGAAATTGATACGGATGAACCTCATACATATGTTTTAAAAACTAGAGCTGCTAGTGCAAGGGCAGATTCTGGATTGCAGTCTAGTATTACTATTTCAAAGAATGATGATCCAAAAGCTGATAAATATATACAGCCTTACATAGTCCAAGAATACTTGATAAAGACCTGATGGCATTTTATAGACCCAACAATACCATAGATAGGAACGGAACTCAAATTACTGAGACTGATACACCTAATTGGTACAGTGATAAATCTGGATCTTATACTCAGATAGGTGCTATTGTACCTACATTAGTTAATGCTTATACTGATACCACTGATGTTCCAGATCAATCTTGGACATCTATTGAGTATGATCATCACTATGCTCAAAGAGGTTTTTTATATTGTGATGGTGGTCAATATAAAATTAAAGATTATCCATTATTATATGATATTATACGTAATGATTACTTAAATAATACAGATTTATTAACTGCAAATTCTAACCAGTGGGATACTCCTGGTACAGAGGGAACAATATTTAGAACATTTATTAATCAATCTGACGTATATGCAGAGATTTATAAAGACACATTTGTACCTCTTAATGGTAGTGTAGTAAGGTCACGTGCATATCCAAATGAATCTATATTAAGGTTTGTTGGGGATTTAAAAGATTATCCAAGTGGAGGTACAACACCACCAACATTTGAGGAAGATAAAGATTATAAGTTAGAATATAATGAATCCTATCAGAGTTTAGCATCAAGAAATGATACTGATGTCTATAGATTCCTTGTTAATGCTGCTACTACTAGTGAAACAACAACCACAGTTGCGTGGATGTTAAATTCTACATCTTTGGCTCTTGTGCCTGGTGAAGATAATCCAATAATAACAGAACAATATTATGGTACAGTTCCTGAACTTGTTCCTGGTACGTTTGATCCTTTAACAGGACAAGCATATCCTTCAGGGTATGATTCATATCCTGATGCAAAGAATTGGAGTCCAGATTTACAGTGGGGAAATATCGCTGGAATACCTGATAGCATTGATGTTGTGAGTTGGGAAATATTATTAGAGGATTTATCTCTTGATACTTCAACCGATAATTATGTTCAGTGGCATATAAAGAATATTCCAGCAAATGTAACAAGTATAGCTGCTAATGGAGAAGTACCAACAGGTGCTCAGATTCAAGGTAATACAGTTTCACAATCAAGTAGTCTCCAACCAGCACAAGGTGCGATTGCTGATTGGATTAGAGATAATGGATATTCAGGTCCACAACCTGATGATGGAGAGAAACATCTTTATAGATTTCATGTAGTATGCAATCTTAGTAATAATCAAACTTTAGTTAATCATTTAGATTTTACAGCAGGTAATGGAACTTTTATAGATCCACCAACAAATTCTACTCCAGAATATACTGATAACTTTGTCATTGACGGAGTTAGTAGTAATGTCACTAATACTGTTTTTAACGTAGAGATGTCAACTTTGGCTGATCATCCTACAATTAGAATTAGGAAAGCATTTAGGTGGGAAGACTATCCAAATTTTGTTGGTAAATTTAGAGTACCTGATTATAGAGATAGAAAGATTATAGGATATGGAGAAGGTGTTGAAGGACCAGGAACACCCCTTGTTGGAAATAGACCAACGATTAAAGTTGGTGATACTGGTGGTGAATGGGTAATTAGTAGAGATAAAATTGATGATCCTCAAGAATTTTTTACTATTAGTGATGTATTAACAACAGGTTATGATGATGTTAATACATCAATTTCTCCATATTTAACAGGATCAAAGAAAATTACAATTGGACCTATTGTTGATTATATTGCAAATAGACCACCAGAGCATAAACATCAGTTATTAACAAGTGAACCAAATGAAACTCGTCCATCTTCATTGGGTGGTATTGATAGTTTTACTAGTGGTTATCAGAAAGTAAAAGGAAATGTTGAAGTTTTTGTACCAGACACATCTGATGGATTTCCATTAGGACACTCACATGGTCTTGTAGAATCTGCACCACAGAGTTCTTTAACTTCAACCTATGGTAACTCTGAAGGCATAGGTAATAAGATTGAGGATACTAATAATCCTGGATGTTTTCTTTATAGTATTACTGAACCACCAGTTCAACAATTAACATCTATTGCCAGTGATGGTACTAAATTGACTGTTGTTACAGTAGAAGATCATGGATTAAGTGTTGGTGATTGGGTTGTGATTGCTGGAGCTGGAACAGGATATGATGGTAATTGGCAAATTGAATCTAGTGGATTTAGTGCTAATGGATTTGAATTAATCCCAACAGATGCTGATGGTACTAATATAGCACCAGTAGCAGGTACTGGTACAGCAGGTGCGACAGTTAGAGAAGCGTCTGGATATTTTGAAGATGTTACAGGTATACCAGATCCAAAAGTGTGGGTAGTTGATGATAATGCTAAGATTGGTGGTAAACCAATATATTCATATGATCCAGGTGATTATGAAGTAAAATATGAACATGAACAAACATCTCCTGGAAATTTTAGTTATAGTGCTGCACAAGCAACAGATAAAGTAAGAGTATTTACTGTACAGTTGTTTGCTCCAGGTGGAGGAGGAGGTAGTTATAGTAATAATGGTACTAATGGCGGTACTGCTGCTATTACATTTACTTTAGATGGTACTCAGTATACTGTTAGTTGTAGTGGTGGACAAGGAGGGGTAGCTGGTATTTCAGGTGGAGATGGTGGAAATGGTGGAGTAGTAAGTATTCCTGCTGCATTACTATCAAATTCTAAATTTACAGTAATGAGTCAGAATACTGGTCAGAGTGGAACAGATGCACCATCAGGTTCAAGTGCTGCTAATCCTTTAGGTGGAGATGGTGGTGGTGGTAGTGCAAATTATGAAGCTGGTGCTGGAGGAGATGGTGGATATAGTTCAACTCCTTCTTCTGGATATTATGACGAAAATAGGACTAGTAATGGTAGTTATACTCCAAGTCAGGATAATAGATTAGATGCTAATGCATCTGTTACTACTGTTGAAATAGATGTTTCAGGTGGTGCTGGAGGAGATGGAAACTCAAATACATCATCTGGTTGTCCAGGTATTGCAGGTAGTACTGGTACTGGATTAGGTGGTGATGGTGGACGTGGTAGAAGAATCAAAGTTACAACAGGAGATTTAGGACAATATAATATTATAATTGGTACGAAAGGTGGAGATGGATTTGAAATTGCTACCACTGGAGTAGAAAATCCTAATAATAATGTAGGAACTGGTGCTGCTAATGGTGGTGGTGGTGGACGTGGAGCACTTGGTGCTGGTGCAACTGCTGGTGCTGGTGGTGGTGCAACAGGTGTTTCTGTAACAGGTGCTCTTGGTTACATCGTTGGTGCTGGTGGTGGAGGAGGTGCTGGTGCTGGTGGAGGTGGTAATAACTGGGCAGGTCTTATAGATAAATGTTGGACAGGAGGTCCAGGTTTAAATCCTGATAATTCTGCTTATGGTTTAGCTGTTGTTGGATTTGATAATGGAGTTGGAGGAGGACAAAGAGGATGTACCGCTGGAGGCGGTGGTGGTGGAGGCGGCGGTGCTGGCTCTGGTGGTGACGGTGGTGCTGGTGGTGTAGCTGGTTCTGGTCACTATAATACTGGTTCTGGAACAGGAGGAAAAGCTGGTCGTTGTGCTTGGAAAACTGGAGTAGCAAATTTGGTTCTTGAAGGAGAAGGATCAACAGGTAATGGATATGTAAATTTCAGAGTTAATTATTCAGGTAATACAACTAATCCCTCTGGTGGTGGTGCAGGTGCAGGTGCAGGACTTAGTTTTGAAATACAAGGTGAAAATATACAAACTGCTATGAATGGAGTACTTGGATCAGCTGGTAATCCTGGTGCTGGTGGTGGTAATAGTAATGAAGAAGCAACTGGTGGAGAAGAAGGGTATATTAAAGTTGTAGCTAATGCTATAATACCTGGTGCAGAGACAGTTCTTGATTATACAACTCCAGCAGGACGTGTGTATGATGTACCTGGTTATCCAGATAGTCCAACATGGCCAGCAACTGGTGGAACTTTAGGTGGTGCTGTATGGCATAGTTCTAGTGAAGATGTAAATATATTTCCAGCAGGTGCTGGTACTAATAATGCTGATGGTTTTGTTGCTGCTTCAACTCAAGCAACTAAACATGTTCTTTTTAGAGGTACTGATGATAGATGGATACAAATAGGTCCATTGAATATGAAATCAGCAGAGAAGTTAGTATTTAATGTTATTAAAGGTAATGGTAGTAATGGTGGAGAATCACCTGATGGTGGACAAGATTTACAATTGTTCTATAAAACTGATCCTGATCCTGCTATAACTCCATCACTTATCCAACAAATTGCACCAACAAGTGTTAGTGCTAGTGGTTGGACTGAATATGAAATAGATTTAGATGAGAGTCACCCTGCTAGAAGAACTCCTGTATATCTTTATGTTATGCAGGATAGGCAAGGGAATCAAGATGATGATGATTGGGGATTAGCAGAATTTGGTATAGTATATGGTGAGGTTAGTAATAGGGTATTTACACCAGCATCTAATTCTACATTACCAGGAAATACTGGAACATGTGGTCCTAATAGTGGTATAGATGTTGTGAGAAAGACGATAACAGCAGCACAATCTAATATTAGATTTGATCAGGGTACTCTTACCTTATCCACATCAACACCAATATCTGTAACTGGTACTGCAACTGTTGAAGATGTTATACCGTTAATTACTAGGTATCACAGAGCTAAATACCTTATAAAAGCATTCTAAAAACTATTATGGCCACAACTTCGTTTGGAAATGTTGAATTATATTTGAATGCGTTGGATAAGACGATTCAATATAAAAATATTCGTAAAGAAATCAATGATGCATATTGGAATAGTGATATAATTCCATTGCTATATCCTTTATGGGATGACCCTAAAGATAAATTAGAAACATTTGTTTATAGAGAAGATGATTCTTATAGTGTAGCAAGATGTAAGTATAAGAAGAACTTTAAAACAGATTCATTTACTTGGGTATCATATGATTTTGATCCTAAAGCTATTGATGATAATGCTGCTACTACATTAAAAGATGCTCTTAAGTTAAAGTTCATAGAATATAAAGATATTCAAGAAAATGATTATCAGAGGGCAGTTGCAGCAGAGTATGCTAGAACTAATGCTATTACATGGAAGAGAGTTAGAATCATTAGACAATTCTTACTTCAAGACAGTGATTATACACAGATGCCAGATGCTCCAGGTAGTGATGAACTAAAAGAATTGTGGAAACAGTACAGACAATACATTAGAGATCTTCCTAGTTTACAACAAATTGATTCTCCATATAATGTTGTGTATCCTATTACACCAAATGAATACCTTGAGAGAAAAACATTAGCAGTTGATCCTGAAGTTAAGGAAAAGATTGGTGATCAAGGTACAGATTCTACCTATCTTACAAGTTCTTATCACTTCTGGAAGATGCAAGAATGTAATCTAGCAAAGTATACACAGAGGATGTCATTTTATATTGCATCAAAACTTGCAACATCATCAAGTGATATTGATGCAATTGCAGGACGTATTATGATTAGTCCATTCATTACGAAATGGACTGCTATGGGTCATAATAATGCTGAAGAAGAAGCAGCTGCAATTAGATTGGAGAATGATAAGTTGGGTGTTGATTATCTTGATGATCTCATTAAAAAGATTGAAAGCGGAGAAATATAATGTTAGTAGCACTAAATTCATATAATATACAAGAAATTGTTACTGAGTATGCTAAGAGCACACAGAAGTATGTTTTGGTGGTTGATAATTCTAAATGGTTTACTCTTGATGCTAGTAAACAAGCAACAATTAAAACATACTATGAAGATGTTATTCCTACCGATGAGTTAGTAGAAATATATAGAGAAAAATATATATTTTATACATTTGATACTCAAGTAACAGCAGTTGATAAAGCAAGTGATTGGTTTCCTCAAAATACTGACTTAACTGATCAAGATTATTTTATTGATGTTTACATCGTTACTCCTGCTGGTAGTATCCCATATACGAACTACATTCCACCCAAGGAGTGACCACATTAAGAACTGTCACAAGCCCCCTATACAGGGGGTTTTTTAATGCTATTATATAAATGTTGAGAGGATACGTGGTTCTCTAGC